AAGGGCGGCTCGCTTGATGGTGTGCTCCCGTTGCCGATCGTCCAGCCTGTGTACAACAATTTCCGAGGCTTGCGCCCGCTCATTGACGCTGTAGGCCCTAAGGCCATGCCACAAGGCGGAAAGGTTTTTATTCGCCCAAAGGTCACGACCCATACCTCAATCGGCGGTCCAGAAACCGAATCGCAAACAATCACCGACGGAACTTTTGTCATCAGCGATGAGCAAGTGACAAAACGAATTTTCGGCGGATACGTTTCCGTTTCGGAAGCTTCGATCGACTGGACACAGCCAGAGGTCCTTTCACTTTTGCTCGACGACATGGCTCGAATCTACGCAAATCAGACCGACGAATACGCTTGTCAGCAATTCCAGACTGGCGTTACTCAGACCGCGACACTCGCCGACGACACAAGCGCCGAGGATTGGGCGAAATTTGTTTACGAAGCCGCGACCGACATTCTCGTTAACTCAAACGGAAACCTTCCTAACGCGATAATGGTTTCGCCGAACTATTTCCAAGCGCTCGGAACTTTAACCGATGATTCTGGTCGCCCATTGTTCCCACAAGTGGGACCGATGAACGCTTTCGGATCTATGAACCCAGCGTCCGTCGAAGCTTCCGCTTTTGGCTTGCGCCTTGTAGTGGATCGCAATTTGGTGAACCAAGTTTATGTCGGCAATACCGACGGATTCGAAGTATTCGAGCAGGCTAAAGGCGCGATCAGTATCGACACGCCTTCAACGTTGTCAAGGACCGTCGCCTTCCGTGGCTATCTTGCGACCTTGATGATCGACTCGACAAAATTCGTTAAACGAGCATAACTCCCGAAAGGAGGCCCAATCATGGCCGCCTACTCGGTCGTACAAAAACAGCTCGTCGATAATTTCGCCGTCCTCGTTCTCTTAACCCCAGCAGAGATCGAGGTCGGCGCGACTATCGTCGTTACAAACGTTGACGCGACATTTAACGGAACCTATACGGTCCGCGCGCTTCCCGAATATCTTTTTATAGGCGTAGATCAATACGGCGATTTAATTTTCGATCCGCTAGTCCCAATCGCTAATCAGGTTCTCTACGCCAAAACAGCCGACGACGTTGAGCGTCAAGCCGCCTCGGGAACCGTGACAATTACCCAGACCTGTACATGGGTGAGCGCTCAGGATCTCTACGACTATTTAGGAATAGGCGTGGCTACTCAATCTGACGCCAATTATTTAACAATTTGCGCGGCGGCCGCGTCTCAATTTAGCTGGAGGCGGAGAATGGAGTCGGGCTATGTCGATTCGTTGACGACCGTTCCATCGCAAGACGTCAAGCTCGGCGCGATTATGTACGGCTCGGCGATGTACCGCGCCCGCGGCTCGGTCGAATCCTTCGCCAGCTTCCAAGATATGGGCGTCAGTCCAGTCACGGGATTAAACGGGATCATTCGTCAGCTGTTGGGAATTGACCGTCCGCAGGTCGCCTAATGCCTATAACGCCGACCGTTTACACGGATTTTCTAAACGAAGGCCTAGACGAGTTAACGACGACCCTTCAAACGATCCTAAATCTCCAAGTCGTAAACGACCCGAGAAACATCGTTCCGCCTTGCGCCCTAATCAATTCCCCATCGATCGAGTGTTTTAATAACAAGATCGTCAAAGCGACGTTTAGCGTCCAGATCATGACCCTCGGACCCGCGAACCTTGACGGCGAGCGTTCGCTTTTGGCTATGGTCGCGAAATTGATCGATAAAAATGTGGCGGTTCTTTCTGGCCGTCCGACAAATATCGACATCGGCGGAACATCGCTTCCCGCCTATGAACTGATAATCCCCATAATGGCAACATCGAACTACTAGATTAAATAAAAAGGAGTCAATCATGGCATTTTTAGCAAACCCAGTTATCACAATCGGCGGCGTAAATCTCACGGGGTTTTGTACAGCCGCCAGCGTCCTTGAGCGCTACGACGCTCTTGAGGATACGACGTTCGGAATGACGGCAAGAGAGAGTCAAGCGGGCCTCGGCAATCATGAGGCGACCGTAACCTTGTACATGGATTACAGCGATAACGCGACCTATGAGGTTTTAAGTCAGCTCGTCGGAACAAAAACGACGATCATCGCTTCCCCAGCAAGCGGAGCAAACTCGCCTACAAATCCAGGGTTTACTCTGAGCGACACGCTGTTAGCCGAGCTACCAGTCCTCTCGGCAACATTGGGAGAGCTCCAGACAATCGATATAACCTTCACTCAAGGCCAATATACAGTCGATCTTTCATAATCTGGCCGTTCCTCGGCCCGACACACAGGAGCATCAAATGAAAATCAAACTCATTGTCGATTACGGCAACGGCAAAGAACCCGAAATCCTTTTTACAAATCTTTTTGTAATTAGCGAATGGGAACGTTTAGAAAACCGTCGCGCGTCAGACGGACGCGGCCTCGGAATTTCTGAGCTTGCTTGCTGGGCTCATACGATCCTCAGCGTTAGAGGCGACAAGGTTCCGAAAACATGGCGCGAATGGCTACAACAAAACCCAGATCTCACGATTACGTCGGAGGATAAAACGGACCCAAACCCTACGGACGCGGCTATCGACGGCAACTAGCCGAGCTGTTAGTCGCGACGGGGTGGGCTCCCGCTTTTTATTCTGACACTTTCGACACACGGGACCTCCAAACAGTGTTTTACTGTTTAGAGAAAGCAAACCGAAAAGGTAAATAATGGCTAGCTCGTGGAATCCTCAAATGAAAGATTTGGCTCGAATTGAGGTTTACGGCGTTCCCGAAATGCTAAAGGTTCTAAAGCAAATAGACCCCGAGCTTCGTAAAGCCACGATTGCAAAAATGAAACTCGCGGCCGAACCAATTCTCCAAGAGGCCCGATCGTTAATCCCAGATCAGCCCGTGACGGTTTCCGAAAAAACCCGTAAACGCGGCGGCGGCTGGAAAGCTACGGGACGCCTCGGATATGACGCGAAAAAGGTTAGACGTTCGATCAAAGTCACGTTTAAAGTCAAAACAAGAGACAAGAACGCGAATACGTTTCCTCTTTTGCGCCTCGTTCTCGGTTCCGCTGGCGGGTCCATTTACGACATGGCAGGACGCAAAGGATCGGGGAATTCCCCGTCTGGCGTCGCGCTTATTCGTAAACTACAAAAGGACCGAGGAGGAGCGTCGCGCGTTATGTGGAAATCAGTAGAGAGCAAAATTCGCGTCGTGGAGGACGGGGTAAAAGACGCGATCGTGGACATGGAATATGCAATCAATACGCGCGCCGATCGGATCGGTAGATAATGGCTATTTCCGTCCCCATCGTCTCCGAGTGGAATCCGAAAGGACTCGAACGCGCGGTCGCCGATTTTAAAAAACTCGAAGGCGCTGGCGCTAAAGCAAACTATCTAATTCAGAAATCAGCGCTTCCAGCTACCGCGGCGATCGCAGGATTAACCGCTGGCTTAGTCGTTACCGCTAAAGCGGCCGCCGAGGATCAAGCCGCACAAGCTCAACTCGCGCGCCAGCTTCAAGCGACAACAAGCGCGACCGATAAACAAATCCAAGCTAACGAGGATTTTATTTCCTCGCTTTCTATGTCGGCGGCCGTCGCCGATGACGAGCTTCGTCCAGCTCTTGCAAATTTGGTCAGAGGAACGGGAGATCTAGGAACAGCTCAAGCGGCCCTCCAAACGGTGCTTGACGTGAGCGCGGCAACAGGAAAGGGAGTCGCCGAGGTTTCCGACGCGGTATCTAAAGCCTATGGAGGCAACACTAAAGCGATCAAACAACTATCGCCAGAGCTTTATCAGCTGGTAAAAAACGGTGCTTCCGCCGACCAAGTAATGAGCCAGCTCGCCGACACATTCGGAGGCGCTTCCGTTACCGCGGCGAACTCAGCTCAAGGACAATTTAAAAAATTTGGAATCGCGATGGACGAACTAAAAGAATCCATCGGAACCGCGCTATTACCAGTAGCGACCAAATTCATCGGATTTTTAACAAACCTCGCTAACTGGGCGTCAAATAATACGGGCCTCATTGTCGGAATCGGAACAGCGATCGGAGCCATAGCGACCGCGGTTATCGGCGTAAACATCGCTTTTAAGGCTTATCGAGCCGCCGCGATGTTAACTCAGGGCGTTAACTGGTTGCTCGCTACATCGTTCACAGCCGTTCAGGTTTCGACGGTTGTCGGTATTGCGGCCGCCGCCGCCGCCGCCGCCGCGCTTGCTCTCTATGTCACAAAAATTAAGGGCGTACAGAATCAGCTCGCTACGGGACCCGAACAAGGATTCATCGGCCCTATGCCTCCAGCGGGTTATTGGGAGGAACAGCAAAAGAAAGTCGAGGCAACTGGCGGAGCCATTGATTCGATGAAACAAAAACTCGAGGCCGCTCGGAAAGAACTCGCCGATCAATTCACTAAAGCATTAGAGGACGCTTCCGATCGTCTTGATAAAGCGCGCAAAGCTTACGAGGAATTTTCCGCGACTGTTTCCGATTCATTGACTGGCGAGTTTTCTGTTTCGGAAGCGGCAGACGCCGCGAAAGAGGCGGGAACGTCAATCCTCGCCCAGCTCAATCAGCAGGCCGCAGGCGCTAAAAATTTTGGAAAGCAAGTAGAGCAACTTTTAGCGATGGGACTCTCGGAGGAAGCTCTCCGAAACGTTCTCGAAGCTGGACAAGACGCAGGAAGCGCGCTCGCGACCGAACTCATTCAAGGCGGATCGGACGCCATAACAGGCCCAAACGGGATTAACAAACTCGTCGAGGATCTCAACACGACCGCCGACGCGCTCGGCATATTGGCCGCGGATCGTTTCTATGCGGCAGGCGTTACACAAGGCGAGCGTTATTTGGAAGGCGTCCGCGCGGCCGTCCAGCAAGCCGAAAAACTACTCAAAAACCCAAACCTTAAGCTTGCCGACATTAAGGGGATCGGAGCGAAATTCTCTAACACGGTCGCGACGCTTAACCCTTCATCGGCTCCCGTTGACCGTTCCGCAAGTATCGCCGAACATATGGCGGCGCGCGGCGCGACAAATTACAACGTCAACGTTACGGGAGGACTCGCGTCTAGTGCCGAGGTAGGTCAGGCGGTCGTTAACGCGATTCGCGCATTTAACCGAACAAACGGTCCAGCTTCGATACAGGTTTCCTAATGTTGACGCCGATCGTCCAATCTGGAGATTATGACCTTTTAATCGATACAGGCTTCGATTACGCCTCATTTCGTTTAGACGATCCAGATCGCGGAGTACTAGATGAAAACGTCCTCGGACCTTCCACGTCTTACGCTTCGGTAATTGACGGCGCGACCTCAATTTCCGTATTCCGCGGCCGACGCGATATTGGGGATCAAGGGATCGTCGCGGGAACTATGTCCTTTGAGTTGTTGGACACGACGGGGATTTTTAATCCGTTCGACGATCAAGGGCCATATTTTGACCCAGACAACAATCAAGCGGGACTCGCTCCGCTTCGCCGCGTAATCCTCAGCAGAGAAAACGAGGTCCTTTTCAAAGGCTTTATCACTAGCTATTCCTACAGCTTTGAACTAGGAAACCTTGACCGTGTTTCCGTGAATTGCGCCGACGAGTTTTATATTCTGGCCCAAACCTATCTAGACGAATGGAACGTCTCCGAACAGCTTTCATCAGATCGCGTCACGGATTTACTCAATTTACCCGAGGTAGATTTCCCGCTATTACAGCGAAACATTACGACGGGAACCGTAACGCTCGGCGGCGCTTCCGCCTATACAGTTTCCAGCGGAACCTCGGTCGCTAACTATGCCGCACAAATCCAGCAAGCCGAACAAGGCCGAATCTTTATAGACCGAAACGGTAATTTTACTTTTCAGCCTCGAATCGGTAACACGCTTTCCGCTTCCGTTATTGACTTTCACGACAACGGAGCATTAGGAACAGCTGGCTACGATCAAGTAGGAATCGCTTTCGACGCCGATCAAGTCGTCAATCGCGCGTCCGTCCAGCATTTAGGCGCGACTAGCCCCGAAGTAGCCGAGGACCTCGCCTCTCAAGCCGAGTATCTAATCCAGACGACCTCGATCACGGGATCGCTACTTCATAACGACGCGGCCGCTTTAACGCTTGCCGAGTACCTATTGAACCCAAACCCCGAACCTCGGTTCACGAACGTCTCGGTTTCTTTTGTTTCATTAAACGAAGCTCAGCGCGACCTCGCCGCAGTCGTGGATATTGGGGACACGATCACAATCCAGAAATCAATCCAGCAAGGCGCCAGCTCTGCCGAATTCGCTCAAGAGTTATCGGTCGAAGGCGTACAGCACCAAATCAACGTCCTAAACGGTCATCGCGTCACGTTCTTTACAGCTCCGACGACGATCGTCTACGAATTGATTTTGGACGATCCAATTTTTGGCCAGATAGACGCTTTGAACGTCCTCGGTTGATCTAGGATTATTGATTATGGGAGCAAATGCAACAACTTTCGTTCCGACTTATGTCGCATCCGAAGTATTAACGGCCGCCGATTTAAACGTCACGAACTCGGGAATTCCCGTTTTTGCGACGACCGTTACGCGCGACGCCGCTTTTGGTGGGACAGGGGAAAAGACGCTCGCCGAGGGTCAGTTCGCCTATATCGAGGCAAGTAATACGACACAGTATTACGACGGCGCGGCATGGCAAACCGTAGGCGGCGGTTTAGTTGTAGTCCAAACAGAAACGGCTTTTACCGCTTCTAATTCAATAGTTGCAAACAATGTTTTTACTAGCGCTTACCGTAACTACACGATTAAATTCACTTCTATCGCTTCTACGGGTGTTGGCTTGTTGATAAAAATGAGGGTCGGTGGAGTGTCTGCATCAACAAACTACAACTACCAATCTTTAAGCATAAACGGAACTTCAATTACAGGCTCACGTTCGTCAAGCCAAACTTCGGCAGATGTAGGAAGTATTGCACCACAAGAAAGCGCAATAACAATAAATTTGTATAACCCTGCCGTTGCTGTAGCGACAAACTTCGATTCGTTTACCGCTTATGTTTCGGGAGCGTTTACTAGCCCTGTGTCCTATTTTTATACTGGCAACCATTCAACAGCAACCGCCTACGACGGAATAGAAATCTTGCCGTCAAGCGGAACTCTCACGGGTTCATACACAATTTACGGTTGGGGCAAATAATGTCAAAATACATAGTTAATGAAAACGGTATTGACCGTGAAATGACAGCCGACGAAGTTTCAATTTACGAGACCGCTCTTGCCGAAACACAAGCACAAAAAAGCGCACAAGCCAAAGCCGAAGCCGATAAACAAAAACTTAAAACAGCCACACTCGTAAAACTTGGACTTACTGCCGACGAAGTAGCCGCGTTACTTTCGTAGGGTTATGTCGTGGATTCTGGCGTCTTGGTTTCTCTTATCGGTGGGGGTTTCGGTTTGGTCGGGATATTGCTCAATAAGATCATCAAAGAAAATCGATCCGATCATGGAATCGTCCGAGATTCGCTAAACCGAATCGAAACAAAAGTGGATCAACATTTGGAGGGCCATAAATGAAAATCAAAGATAAAGCGATGATCGCGTCTTATGCGCGTTCATTCGTCGGAACCGTTCTCGCGCTGTATATGTCAGGCGTTACCGACCCGAAACTATTGGTAAACGCTGGAATAGCCGCAATCGTTCCGCCTTTGCTTCGTTGGCTAAACCCTAAAGATCCATCGTTCGGTCGTGGGATACATCAAAGCTAAAGCGGGCGTCCCAAACGCTCGCGACTACATCGGAAACGCCGACGGCCCTTCACCTAAACCTCGAGCGGGAATGGACGAATGGATCCGTCAAGCGATTTACCATTCAAAAGGCGCGCTTTGGAATAATGGGAGCTACGCGATTCGGGACATGAAGGGAAAGGTCGGATCTCTTTCCGTTCACGCCACGGGGAGAGCAGTCGATCTCAGCTTTCTCAAAACAGATAAGCACCCAAACGCCAATCGCAAAGGCGCGGTCGAGTTTTTAAACAAAGTGATCGAACACGCTAACGAGCTCGGTTTACAGGCCGCGCTTGATTACGCGCCGAAACCATTCGGGAGAGGCTGGCGATGTGATCGTCAAAGCTGGGAAAAATACACAAAGCACACAATCAGCGGAGCGCCTTCGGGAACGTGGATCCATTTCGAAATCTCGCCTCAGGCCGCCGACTCGGTGATCTGGGTAAAAGCCGCGTTTTTAAAGGTTTTCGGGGAAATCCCACAAAAACCCTAAAGCCTTGACTAAGGTCGGATTTACCGACGGAAGGCTAAACAACATGAGCGAACATCAAATCGTCAACTACTCCGTTTACATGGGGACTATGGAAAACGGACAAGAGATTCTCGTTCAAATTTTTACCGACTCCGAATCGGGCGATTACCTCATGGGCCAAATCGCATTTAGAACCCTTTCCTCGTCGTGGGGAATTCCCTATCCATTGGAGAAAAAATAATGTCTAATCCATTCCTCATAATTGGATCGTTCATTTTGGCGCTGTTCGGAATAACGATCATTCCAGAAACAGCAGACGCGCCAGCGGTAACTCCGACAACGATCAGCGCGGCCGAATACATCATCGAACCGACAACGACGACAAGCTCGACGCTGTTCATCGATCCCTATTCGTCGGCTTGCGAACAATTCTCGGCGCTGGCCGTAAACATCGGCTGGCCACTAGATCAAAGGACCGTTCTCGAATCAATCATTTATCGCGAGTCCCGCTGTATTCCAAACGCAATAAACAAGCAAGACCCGAACGGCGGATCACGCGGTCTAATGCAAATAAACGGCTTTTGGACTCCGTGGCTTATCGAGCGGGGAATCATCACCAAAAAGTCAGATCTGTTACAGGCTCGAACTAATCTCCGAGCTGGATTAGAAATTTACAATTACGGCCTAGATCGTTACGGTTTCGGCTGGGGACCATGGAGCGCGACAAAATGAGCGAAGGCGTAGCATTTAATCAAGGCGAAATCAGCGAGGAAACTCGCGCGATGGTCCTCCATCAGAAAGCGATCATGGGCCTAATGGACGAAATTTTGGCCGTCCAAAAAAACCCTCACGCTTCACTCATTCGAGACGTCAAGCGTTTACAAACCGAATTCATTCTCCAAGATCCCGTCCCAGTCTGGGAGGTTTCACTACTCGACAAAGTAATCAAGGCGTTAGGAGCGCATTAATGAAAACAGATCCCGACACACAATTCGAACTATTCCAGCCAAGCCGAGGTTTAGGCGGATATCGAGAGGTCGTTAAACCGTTGCCTATGGTTAGGAACACGGATCCGACAACATCACACAAAGCGGCTAAATCGGCGCTTCCGCGCACAAGCTCCCAAAAGATCCGACTGTTGAGCGCTTATCGTTCCCATCGTGACATGACCGCCGACGAAGCTGGAATCGCTACGGGCCTCGCTAGCAAGGCTGGCTGTTGCTACTGGCATAGAGTGAGCGACCTACTCAAAGAGGGCTACATCGAACCGACTGGCGAAACCCGTCCAGCTCGATCAGGCGAACATCAGCGCGTCAACCGAATCACACAAAGCGGCCGCGATCTATTACAGAAACTAGGCATTTAATGGGATTCGATTTAAACAACTACGAGACAGTAGCGGAACGTTTGGTCCGATGGTGGGCCGCATATCCAGACGGCCAGATCTTGACGTCTATCCACTATTACGACGGGGACCTTGTTTTGTTTCGCGCGGAGGGTTACAACAACGACGGGAAGCTCATCGCTACGGGTTACGCCGAGGAGGTCCGCGGATCGTCGCCAGTCAATAAAATCAGCCATGTTGAAAACGGGGAAACGTCCTCGATCGGACGCATGATTAGTAACAGCCCGCTAGGAACTCGAGGCGATCGTCCTAGCCGTGAGGAAATGGAAAAAGTAAACAGAGGCCCACAAGAACGCCAAACGCGCGTCTCAGAGGCTCCAAACGCGCCTCGCGGCCCTTTAGTCCATGAGCCAAAAGGCGCTTTCGCTACCCCGAAACAGCTGGGCTACATCAAAAAACTAGCTAAAGAAGCCGATTTTGACGACCTCGGTTTATTGAATTTGATTCACGAATTAACCGAACGCGACGACGCGGTTCTTGAGCTGTTGAAATCACACGAAGCAAGCAAAGTTATAGAGAGGCTCCGATGGATCTTGAAAGTTTAATTAGCGCGTTAGAACGGTTAGTCGATATCCATAACAAAATGGAAGCCGAATCGTTAGACGAATCGAAACGTTATGTCCGATGGGCGATCAAGCACACGGCCGAGAAAGTCTGGACGGAAGCGCTTTAATGAAACCGCGCGACAACATGAGCGAAGCCGAGTTTAAAAACGTTGTTATCTCAATAGCGCGGCGTTATGGCTGGCTTGTTCATCATGACCTCCCAGCACAAAACAGCCGCGGCCGATGGGCAACTCACGGACAAGGCGACGCGGGTTTTCCCGATCTGTTAATGGTTCACCCAGTAAGCGGAAAGATCCTCGCGGTCGAATTGAAAGCCGAGAAAGGAAAGCTTTCGCCGCTTCAAAAACGCTGGCTAATGGCGTTCGATGTAAGCGCGACGTTCAACAGCGTTTGGAAACCTTCGGACATGGAATATATTCTCTACACTCTTTCAAACTTTTAGATAGCCCGTGAAAGGCCCGACCGCTTGACGGTCCACGATCTGCCTATGAGTCGCGTCTAGGTCGAATACACGGCGTGAGTCGGGTAGATCGACGCGCTTCGAATCATGCTTCACGAAATGAGACGGGCAAAGCGTCGAGGCGGCCCGTAAACATAATCGGGCGTAGGTTAATGAAATAGGGATCGGGTTAGGGCTACCCCGAGGGCGGAACATTAACCTCATTTCACTACACAACTAAACTAAACATTGATAACAAACAACACGCGAGAGTCGAGCCCGACATGACAAACAACAAACAAACAACAACAGCAAGGCGCGCAAGCGCCGCGCTAGCCCAAGCCGAAGGCGCGGGAGCATGACACGCAAACCCAGCGAATACGACTCGGCAACATACAAACGAAACCGCCAGCTCATACTTAGAGACGAACCGATCTGTCATTGGTGCCGAAAAAGAAAAGCAACAACCGCCGATCACTTGCTCGAAATCGCGGCGGGAGGTGACTCATCGCTGGACAACATGATCCCAAGCTGTAAACCATGCAACAGCTCACGCGGAGCGACGTTCAAAAACACGCGCGACACGCAAAGGATCCAAGCACGAAACGCCGCGGTCAATGACGAGCGAACGAATGTTCGTTTTTTGGATAGCGGTTTAACGACCCCGAGCC